GTGTTTTCTAATTCATCTCTGAATTATTTGGGTGTCATCTTGACATCGCAAGGAGTGTTTTTCTCATGACCATCGGATCGACGGCCACGGGGGTAATTACACCTGTTACGACGTCTCAAGGCGCTGGTTTCGTTCGCGTAAACCAGGAGTCTAAGACTTGGAACGGGGGTGATCGTCCCAACGTGAGGCCTACTTATGTACCGTACAGCGTTCTGCGTTCTGTAGAGCGCTTGCGTGTGCGTAAGGGCCAGTCTTACGTTACTATCAAGTACTACCAAAAGCACTTGAAATACCGTGTTAAACCGCCGAAGAGGGCTAACACTGAACCCGTTAATGCATATGTTTCAAGCTATCAAAGACTTAACGACCGCGTGGTGGAATACACGCAGCCGGGCTTCAATGGTGCTTGGCTGTCCTTTACTGGGCAGCAAAATAACATCTCTACATTAGTAGGGTATTCCCCGTCCTGGGATTCCAATGACGATATCGCTCTTCTTGGTAAACTGCGTGAAGCAGTTGCCGGAAGCGACTTCAACGCTGGCGTCTTTCTGGGCGAAGGGAAAGAAGCTCTCTCTATGATCACATCTGCAGCTTCCCGGATTTACCGGGCGTACTCGGCTACCCGCAAGGGTGACCTTGTACGAGCCAGACGCTTCTTGGTGTCTGGAACTGACCGTAGTCAGCTTGGCCGTAAGGTCGTAGCTAACAACTGGTTAGAACTGCAGTATGGGTGGTTACCTCTCTTAAAAGATGTGCATGCTGGTGCTGAGTTTCTCGCAAACCAGTTCAGCGTGCCGTTGACGAAGAAGTATACTGCCCGATCCTCTAGGAAAACCGTACAGTTCGCGGGTGACAACCCCGGGTTTGCAATCTGGTCAAGCCAGAAAGCGTACTCGCGTGGTCAAATCATCGCAGTTCTGAAGGAGAAAGATGTGGTCGCACTGTCGGGCCTAACGGATCCTGCATCCGTAGCCTGGGAGCTGCTTCCATACTCTTTTGTTCTCGACTGGTTCATTCCAGTTGGGAACTACCTGTCAGCGCGTGGACTAGCCCAGTCTTTGACTGGGACTTTCGTGACTTCCATTAAACACTTAATCGACTGCCAGGGCTGTAAAGCACCAGCAGGGTCGGTCAGGTCGTTTCGTGGCCCGATGAATGAACTTTCTGCAAAGAAAGTCTCGTTTACTCGGACCATTTCAACGTCCCTTTCCGTACCTATGCCAAGGGCAAAAGGTCTTGCCGAAGTAGTGTCGTGGAAGAGGGCCGCTAATGCGGTTGCACTCCTCTCACAGCTCAAGAGATGAGCTAATGCGCCACTCAAGGCGTTTTCTTAACCAGTGTAACTGTCTCCTCGGTTATACTTTACCCTTCATGGAGAAAAAAGCAAATGTCAAACATTGCAAACATCGTCGCCTTTGATGGCGCGGCAACCCCCGTCTCGCACACGCTCGTGCCTCTGAGCGTCACCCGTGAAAAAGGTGTCGTCAAGGCCGAGTGGCGCGAACAGCTGGCAAGTTTGCCAGCTTACGCTCAGATCACGGCTTCTCAAACGATTGAGAAGATGAAATCTGGCGTATATCGGGTTGAAACCAGAGTGGCAATTCCTGTTATGGAATCAATCTCCGGTCAGAACGCTGCGGGTTACACCGCGGCGCCGAAAGTAGCGTACGTGAATCAGCTAGTTACGACAGGCTGGTTCCACGAGCGTTCTACGATCACTGATCGTCGACTTGCTCGACAATTGCTAGTGAACATGCTCGGGAACATCTCGACTACAGTCACTGCTGCAACTGTCGGCTTCGTGCCGGAACTCTTCGATCAATTAGTTGCACCCACCTAAGTGGGGTAGGCTTTTGGCCTACTAATGTCTTGCGACAATGATCTGTCCTAACCTCAATAAAGGAGTAATATTATGGCTACTCGCCATTGGACAATGAAGATGACTACGAAGGAGTCGAATGAGATCCTTAAGGAACTCGCATCATATCACGCGCATCAAATCAATGATGCAACAGTTAGGGAATATATCGTTGATTGTATTGTTAGCGATCGTTTTCTTGATTTGTGTGACTATAGCCCTTCTTACGCGGAGCTTTCCGTTTCCGATGCCATCAACGTTCGACAGTCGCTCGCTTTCTTCCAAAAGCGGGCAGACTTGGAACTCGGTATCGACAAACGAGGTGTCGCAGTAGGTCGGTTCATAGAGGCTGAACGTCAGTGTAGGCTAACTAACGAGGCCTTCGAGAGTCGTAGCCGGGGGGAATTTTTCTTTCACCCTCGCGTTGAGTCCGTTTTACATACGGCTCAGCGGAAAATCGCTTCGATTCTAGGAGATCTCCCACAGTTAGCCGAACTTAAGCTGAGGTTCGGCCCTGGTGCAACCACGCAAATAAAAAAGAAGAATGCATCGATCAAGCGCAAGCTATCGGTGCCCTTTTCGTGTAGCGAAGACGCTATCCCGCTCATCCGAGAGGTTCTCGAAGAACTCCCCAAATGGGTTTTTCCGGACGCCACTCATGATGACGCCGCAGTTGGTAGCGTGACTGTCGATGTTGAAATACACAACGGCCGTCTTGACTTCGTCCGCAAGTCGTATAAGACTGACCGTGCGATTGTTGTCGAGCCTATGTTGAACACCCTTGTTCAGCTAGGCATAGGCGACTATATATCTACACGGCTTATGCGATCAGGCGTGAACCTGAAGGACCAATCGATTAACAAACGACTGGCCCGGGAAGGTTCCATATCTGGAGATCTTGCGACTCTAGATCTGAGTAGTGCTTCTGACACCCTATCTACGGGACTGGTCCTAGACCTGCTTCCACTCGAATGGGTTGACTTTCTAAGCCATTTTCGCTCTTCGCGAGTTGAGTGTGATGGCTATCCGATCGTCATGCAGAAGTTTTCCTCCATGGGGAACGGGTTCACTTTTCCTCTCGAGAGCCTAATCTTCTACGCCCTTAGCTGGGCCGCGACAGATCCGGAGTATCGGGAGAGGGTGTCCGTTTACGGAGACGATATCATCGTCCCGACCCAGAACTACGAGCTTCTTTGTGAAGTTCTCGTCGCCACGGGTTTCACTCCTAACAGAGAGAAATCTTTCGCCTCGGGGCCTTTCAGAGAGTCTTGTGGGGGAGACTACCTCCGCGGTATTGATATTAGACCTTGTTACATCAAGGAGCAGCTCAGCTTTAGAGCGCTCTTCGTCCTGCATAACACTTATGTCAGGCGAGGTGACCTTGAAGCAGCTCGATTAGTTGCGCACCACATTCCTAAGGATATCCAGAAATGGGGACCTGACGGCTATGGGGATGGCCATCTGATCAGCAACAACCTTTCTCTTACGCCTCACGGCAGGGAGAGAGGTTGGAGCGGCTACGTTTTCGAGTCGTATACGCTTAAACCAAAGAAGAGCTTCGAGGCTCTTCCCGGCGATCGCGTGTATCCATTCTACGCTATATATTCGGGGGTAACCCCGGAGGCAATAGACAGGGAATGGCAGCCAACCTTCGGTTGTAAGGGTGTCAATACGTCTATCTCCGATAGACCTTTGCATACCTACGACCTGGCTGGGCGTCTTGGAGTTACTCTCCCGGGCGCGGAAACGTATAAATTGATAAAGATCTACACGCTGAGTCCTTCATGAGGTTTTGCCTCAGTTGTGACTAGCCACAGTTGCTAATAGCTTCGTGTGGTCCCGATA